CGACTACAGCAGCTGGTGCACGAACAAATTTGGAAGTCAACTCCAAAGACGAGGACGCACAGGCTAATGCGCTGAAGACCACGGCACCTGCTTTGTATTTCGACGGGAGCAGCTCGGATATAACCGTTGCGGCAGACCCAAAATTCGCTTTTACAGATGGGACAAATGACCTCCCGTTTACTGTTGAGGGGTGGGTGAAAGCAGATTCGGTAGCGAACACGTTTCTTTTCGGGTTGCACGAATCCGCGTCAACGAAGCGACAGTTTGCGTGCTATATTTCTGCAACCAACAAACTCAGGATGGAGCTGATTGATTCCACGGGCGATGCTTGCTACAACGATACGGACACAACTCTATCCGCATATGACGGTCAATGGTTACACGTTGCCTCTGTTTACACGGGAGCGGATGCATCAACGTTTGGCACTACGGCACCTGACAATGTGACGCATTACGTCAACGGGTCAGCAGTGGCCTCTACTGGATTCCCGAATGTCAATTATGGTGGTATGTCCGACACAGGTGCTGTTGGTTATATCGGCAGGTTCTCCAACACTCGGGGGCAGCAGCACGTCAGGTCTGTGAGGGTTTACAATCGGGCATTGTCAGCTGACGAAGTGGCCGAGCTTGCTCGCGGAAATGATTTGGGATTTTCTGAAGAATGGGGTGGGGCGAATGGGGGTGTTTATACAAGTAATTTTACTTCAACCACTGATAGCTGGGGGTTCTCTAATACCTCAATATCACAGGCATCTGGACCGATTGATGCTAAATCAAATTTACTGCAAATCACCACTTCTGCTGGCAGTTCTATACATTACGTTTATCGCAATGTAGGTGCAACAGTAGGAAAACGATACCGAATAAAGTTCAGCTATTATATTCCATCTGGTCAATCAAATGTTAACGGCATTAAAGCGAGATGGAATAACTCCAGCGAGTATTCGGCTCTCGGGTCAACTCTGGATGCCTGGGATACCATTGAGTTTGAGGCGGTCTCTACGGATGCAACAGTAGAGATATATCAGTTCGACGATGGGGTTCAGGTGTTCGATGATGTTGGCGGAGATGATATAACTTACATAACCGATATAACTATCACAGAGATAGGAACCCTCGCAGACTTCCGCAGCGAACGCTATGACACCAGCACCAATAAACTGTATGACAATAGCGACAATGCCTTTGTCGGCACAGGAACCAGTGTCACATTGACTGGGCGGGAGCAACCAGTGTATGAAACCGGAACGTGGACTCCTTCCATAAGTTTTGGAGGTGGGTCTGTTGGACTGTCCGCATCGTCTGCGTCGGGATTTTATACGCGCATCGGCAACCAGTGCATTGTTCGGGGTGCTATCAACCTATCGCTAAAAGGCTCCAGCAATGGTGCTGCCAAAATAACCGGGCTTCCGTTCACATCAGTTGGTGGCACCTCAATGGGGTCAATGCTTTTGGGACTCACAGCCAATATGGCTGGCTTAACAAGCGTGCCAACGGGTCAAGTTGCAGCCAACGATACTACCATTGACCTTTATGATTGGGGTGCCACAGGGACATCCCCCTTAGACGAATCAAACTTTACGGACAACACCTATCTGCGTTTCTCTGTGACCTACCAAATTCAATAAAACACTATGGACCCAAAAATTACTTACTTAAGAAGCCAAATCTCTGGCGTTGAATCGCAGCTCGCAGCCGATAACGGCAAAAGCACCATCTTACAACTGCTCGGCAAAGCTAAAGCATTGCTGAACGCACGTGAGGAATTGAACGAACCAGTTAACCGTGCCAACACCGAAGTCATGCTTATGCAGGTGTCCGATGCGGTGGCTGCATACAATGCGGCCAACCAAATCACAATGGATTCGGTTGCTGATATTATGGCGGGATTTGACGCTGCTGTTGTGCCAGCCGATGAGCCAGCACCTACGGATGAGCCTGCCGATGATGCACCTTCCGAATAATGCAGAACTGGGCAGAGCATTCCAAACTGGGGTTCGTGAGTCTGCTCGGGGTTACCGTCACGCTGACTCAGATCAACATCGCCGTCCAGCTCGGGATAGGGCTCGCGTCACTGGCGTATGCCGTAATCAAAGTCATGCACGCATACCGCGATTATAAACGCAAAAAAGATGAAAATTAAAACTCATGTGTATGTCGCTGGGGTTATCGGGATTCTTTTTTTAGGCTCGGGGTGCGCTCAACTCAAACGCATTGGGGATAGTTTCTACACTCCTCAAATCGTTTCGAGCACCAACGTGGTAAACACTCCCATGGGCCCGATCGATGTGGTCACAACTCGGACGAACTGGGTGGTTTCATCTGGTAGCCGAGCAGCAGCGGAACTTCCAGGCGAGATCGGGATCCCGTTTGGTTCGCTCGTCACATTTTTGGTGATGTCTACGCTGACGATTGGAGCAGCGATCCGATCAAAAAAGTATAAGGATGCGACTCTAAGTGCGCTCGATGCTGGGAACCAGTTCAAGGAGGAATTAAAGAAAAACAACATCGATGTCAGTGGCATGCTCAAGGGAATCGTCAGGGATCAGAAAGTCAAAAAGACATTCCCGGTCATCAGAAAACTTTTGGATTTGATTTGATATGGGTTTAACTACCGGACACGTATTCAGCGATGGCGACACGGTCACTGCTGCAAAGCTTAACGCGATGGTGAACAATGCGACCATCAGTGCTGACACGGTGACATCATCGATGCTCTCGGATGACGTGATTGAGTCGCGCCATATCGCGGATGGCGCAATCACATCCAATCACATTGCCAGTGGAGCAGTCTCATTGGGAATTATCTCCAGCGAGACCAGTGCGCCAGGCACGATCATTCAGTCAGGCAGTGGGGGTACATGGGAGGAATTGTCACCGGGCACAACTGGTATGCTGCTTACCAGCAATGGTGCCGACACCGCTTTGACGTTTGGTTTGCTGGGATCCGCGAGCCTGGGGAACACATTGATAAGTGGGTTGGTTGAGCACACAGACCCAATTGTCGGTGATCTCCTGATGGTCAAGGACACGGTAGCCGGGGTGAACAAACACACAACGATTCAGGGGGTGCTTAACTCCATGACCGGGCTCGGGTTGATCGACGCGAACGACATTGCCTCCGACGATGAGGTGATGGTTTATGATAAGAGCACAACCACTGCCAAAAGGATGTTGTGGTCCGAGATACAGGAGAGTGTCCTGAATATTCCCACGCTTGAGCAACTGAATCAATCAACCATTCAGGACGACGATGACCTGGTCGTCTACGACACATCCACCGGATCCACGAAGCGAATCTCGAAGGCAGACTTAAGCACTGGTGGATCGATGCTCGAGGCACAGATAACTGTTACCGCAGCAGGTCCGACTGCAAACATTTCCCATACGATTGACACTGTCCCTGCGTCAGTGGATTCGGGTGTCGTTGTTGTTTACACATGTGACATCGTCGGAGGGGGGGTTTGGACTGGAGGAAGATTCACTGTCACGCTTCCGGATGCTGCATTTTATCTGATCGAAGGCGTAAAGAAGCTGGATATTTTAATCGAAAACACATCTGCAAATTTGTTCTCCATTCAAAACGAAGACACTGGAACAAACCCGGTCCTGAATTACATAACAGACAGTGCAGACATCGGTCGAGGCAAAGTGATTTCATGCACCCCCTTTGTTGTAGGCTCAAGCCATTTTTGGACTGTTAGCATTTTGTAGCATGACACTCGCATCCATAGCAGATTTCGTTTGTAAGAAAGTTGGAAAAACCGATTCCGCTTCCGTTGCCATTTGCAAAGATTTCATTCGCCAACGGCATGAGATGGTCTACGATACCGGGCTATGGAAAGACTCGATCAAGATCGAGCAGTTCTGTTTATCGACAAAGGACAGTCCGGATTCCAACCCGTACACAACGGATGCGGTGAACCCCTACGCATACGAGCAGGAGATTACTCTGCCCTACGAGATCGCCCGGCCAATCGCGGTTCTGTATGAAACCACTCTCATGAGTTGCCGTGATCTCCAGGCATTGGTCCGGATTCAACCGGAGGCAATGTTCTCCGAGGGGGTGCCAGCTTCCTACACCGAGATCGAGCCAATCGCGTTCGGAAAGTCTACTTCATCGGATCCGTTTCGAGTGATGTTGAGAGCACGATCCAGTTCCGCCGATGACGGCAAAACAGTTTACTTCAAGGGCATCCTCGATGGTCGCCCGGTGAGCGAGACATTTGTTCTCAGCACCACATCGCGATACGGATCCCAGGAGTTTGATGAGGTCCACTATGTTTCAAAGCCTGTGACCAGTGGGACCATCACATTCTCCAACGGAGCTACCGACCAGGTTATCCCGGCGGAGGAGACGAGGTATTCTCTGTGCCGACTACGACTGAGTCTGGTCCCTGAGTACGTTTCAGGTGAGCAGGTGTGTATGATTGTGGTCGGTAAGAAAAGGCTTCGTCCACTTCGAAACGACTACGACGAACCTCAGATCCGTGGTATTGACAATGCTCTCATCGCGTTTGCCGAGGGAGACATGCTTGAGCGTTCCAGGCAGTTTGGGAAGGCACAAATCAAATTTAGTGAAGCGTCCAGTTTGCTCGAGATCGTTCGAGACCTGGAGAGGGGGCAGTCTTCTGCCGTGAGCGTTCTTCAACCAAACCCAGACGGGGCATACACCCGTGATGATTTTGGATTCTGATGCCAGTTTACTTCAATGACGGAACCGATGATCCTTTGGCATTTGACTCTCAACCGTTGATCGGTGGTGTCAACTCGTATGGTCGCGCATCCACCATTCCCCAACAGTCCGCATCCTATCTAAAAAACGTAGAGCTTTCGACCAGCGGCATCACTAAATCACGCCGGGGTGCTCACTACCTATACACTCAGGTGTATGGGACCATTCATGCCATCATCGCCCTACGGACCCCGATCTGGGACTACGGGGTGATGATTTTTGCTGACGGGCACGTCTACCTTCACACCGAAGCAGTCCAGGGGATCCTATTCAACGATGTCTACGACTCCTCCGTTCAGGCGCATAAGTGCAGCGTTACAGAAATCAACGGAGCAGTGTTTTTCACTGACAGCAACGGGTCCATCATCGCGGTTCGCCAAAACGGTAGTGAAGACATACTGGTAGACGCTGACGGCAACACGATCTGGGACGATGTGGATTCAATCGCAACCTATGACGTTGCCGTCGAGGTCACTGATCCAGACGCTCCTACTGATGTTCGGTGTCTGACCGCGCACAGGTTTCGTTTGGTTTGCGCCAATGGCATCGATGAGGTTCATTTCTCGGACATCCTCCCGGATGTAAGTGACCCCGCTTTGGGTGACGTGTTCCCCGCTGGTGGGGCAAATTCCCTCCGGGTAGGTGATGGGCGATCGGACAAAGTGGTTGCACTGGTTCCATTCAAGGATTTCAGGATCGCAGTTTTAAAGGAAAACAGTGTTCACATAATTAATGCTGACCCGTCATTGACAGTCTCAAATTATGAGATCCAAATGGTTTCAGATCGCGTTGGATGTCTCGCTGAGAAGTCCGCAGTGCGAGTTGGTGACGACATCCTCTTTTTGAGCCGCGATGGCATTCGGTCGATTGGGACCGCTTACCAACAGGATCAAATTGGAACGTCTGATCCTCTATCACTGCCAATTCAGGACATCATTGAGAAAATCAATTGGTCTTACGCACAGAAATCCTGCGCCACATTTTGGCGCGGTCGATACATGCTTACTGTGCCGTATCTCAACTCTACTGTCCCAAATGTGACCATCGTCTACGATACCAACACCAAAGCGTGGGCCGGGATCTGGACCGAATGGAAGCCGAGCATGTTCGACGTGTATGAACCACTCAACGGTCGTAGACGCTTGATTTGGCCTGACACGAATTACAACAACATCGTCTACCTCCGGGACCACATCGACGAGGATGCCACGGTGGAGACTGATTTCACTGACAACCTTGACGGGACGTTTCAGCCTGTGCCGTTTGAAATCGTTACCCGAGCGATGACGTTCAATGATCCGATCAGTCCTAAACAATGCGACTTTGCGGAACTCGAGTTCTTCAAGTCGAAGGCGAGAGTTAACGTGGAATTGATCGTGGATGGTTTGGATCCTCAATCGATCGAATCGGGCCAACTGCTTGTGACAGGGACGGGTGACCTGACGTTGGATTTTATCCTGCCCTCTGTCCTGGGGACTCCAGGAGTGATACGTCACAACCTATCGCTTCTCGGCAACGATGTTGGAAGAGAGTTTCAGGTGCGTGTGACCAGCTGCCCGGAGACACAACTAACAGAAGCCGGGCTTACCAACAATGAGCAGCGTTATATCGCGATGCGATACGTCACCATGGGGGCATACCTAGAGACCATGGACAGTCAAAAGTGAGGATTCAAGATGTCATCGATTTTGCAAAAAGACACGGAAATGGGCGCGTATATATCGGGTGGAGCGACGAAGAAATCGCCAACCATCTCAAGTTTCACGCGAACGATGGAACACTCATGGTCACGGAGTCAGACGGCGCGATCACTTCGTTCTGCGTTTACAAACAAATCCATCAGTTTGACGGGGACATTGAGAAGATATTTTGGCAAAGCTCGGATCGGAGTGGGCAGGATGTTTATCTGCACGAACTGGTCTCCATCTGCGGTGTCTCAGCTGATCATATGCTCGACGTATTTGAGAGGTCTGACCCCAGAGCTATTGACATGACCTATTGGGCGCACAGAGGAGGAAAACTCAGGCAATACACATTCAACCAACTTAAGCGATTTTTATGTCATCACCGAAAACACCACCACCACCAGACTATGCCGCAGCAAACCGTGAGGGCATAGAGGCAGACATCGAGACGCTCCCGGTCAGAAAGCTGATTGAGGCCGCTGCCCGGATGGGGACACGAGCAACCTATACAGATCCGGACGGCAACGAAAAGACTGTCGATTTCACGGGTTTTGGTGACATCGACCAGACCAGGCAGCAGTTGGAGTTTTTGGCTGAGTCAGCAGACACATTGGCGGAGGCACAGATCTCCACTCAGGAGAAATTCGGTGAGCGATTTATCGCACAACGAATGAAAGAACTCGAGCAGTCCGATCCTCTCGGCACGAAGGTCAGAAAAATGTTGGGCGAGGAGGCTATCAAAGACCTGGAAGCGGGGTATGGGCTCGGTGATGAACTGCGATCACAGGTTCAGCAAAGTGTGCGTGGAGCACAAGCAGCGCGAGGAAACATCCTGGGAAGTGCCGCAGGTCAGGCTGAAGCATTCGCTTTGGGAGATGCTGCGATCAGGCTTCGTCAGCAGCGGTTGGCCAACGCTGCCAGCTTCCTGTCCGGGGTGACACCAGTCGCTCAGTTTGGAGCGATCTCAGGAGCGCAGCAGGGGGCAGCTGCCTTCAACCCAATGGGCATTCAACAGGGCATTGGTATCAATCCGAATGCGGGAGCACAATCAACACAGTTTGCGATGAACAGTTATCAACAGCAGTCACAAAACGCGATTGCGAAGGCTCAGAACAACCCATGGAACACGGTTCTGGGAGCAGTCGGTGGAGTCGCTATGACTGGTCTGACAGGGGGGCTGGGTGGAATGATGGAAGGTTCTAAGAATTCATTTGTCAGTGGGTTCGGAAAGGCAATTGTAGGTTAATAATATGAGCTTTGCGAGTGGATTTAACAGTGGGATAAACCTGACCGCACAACTCCGGGCCGATGCCCGGGCGCGGCGACAGGAGGAACGTCAAGCGGACCTCGACGCGAAGAGCGAGGCTCGAGCTAAGGTCGCCGATGAGGCGGCTCAACTACAGGTCCAAAGCCTCAAGCGGAAGATGGAGTTGGAGCGTGAGGTGTCAAAGCGCGAAGCTGTGGAGCGGCACGGATCCCAGATAGCTCTCTCCGAGTTTGTGAAGAAGGCCAAAGATCTGGATCCAGATGATGTCAACGCATACGCAGACCTGTTTTCAGAATACCGGGCAAAGGTCGTTCATCCGGATGTCGCTGCGTCCATGAATAACATCCATTCTGTTTATGCTGCCAACTACGCAGACCGAAAAGGCACTGTTGACTTTCTGAGAAAAGAAGCGAGTCGCAAAGATCTCGCAGTGCTCGCAGAACAGATGGCAGAACGGGGCATCGATGCGGATCCAAACACACCATCCGGTCGTGACCGCATCATGGGCTTTAAGAGGTGGAACAAGATCAATGGCGAACTGTCAAAGTCTGGTATCACGTGGGGCAAACTGGGTATTGAACCCAGTGGGTATGATTTGTCTGTTCAGGATTACGAGAAAGCTGAGAGAGCTATTCAAGGCGTGAAGGGTGAACGCGAAATCATGTCCAACATGTCACCTGAAGAGCGTCAGATGCTGAGATCTCGCGAGTTTGTGAACGATCCGAGCAACAAGAACATTTATGCGAAGCTGGATGCATCATACACAGGAAAAGCGTTGTCCCAAAACGACACCGAGTCAGTGGAGGATGCCATGCTCGCGATGGAACTTCTCGAGGACACTTCCAGAGCATTGGATGCGCTCAATATACCCACAGGGAAGGGCATCGGACCATTGGTTGACTCGCTGATGAGCCTGGCTCAACAGGATGCATCAACGTCTGATTTTAAAGCGTCTGTTCAAAAGCTTATTCCTAAGCTCGCTCGCGGCGTTTTCGGTGAGGTCGGAGTTTTGACGGACCAGGACATCGAGAACTACAAACGCACTGTCGCTAGTCTATCGCAGTCACCGGAGGCAAATGAACTGGTGATGGCGCAGACTCAAGCACTGATCGCTCGGGGCATCCGCAACAAGCTCGATAGGCTGGCTTCCGATGGTTACAGAGTTCACACGTATTCCGAGCGTCTGAAGGCATACGCAAACGCTCCGACGATGGTTTACCGATCAGCAGACGCAGCATCCAAAAACCTCTATCAGGACATCCGCAGTGGCATCGTGAGACCAGGTGAACGAGTGTTTATCTGGGACAACGGAGCATTCATGCAGACACGTGCGAAACCTCTTTCTGAATACAGGACTCCTAATGGCAGATAATATAACACTCGACATCGATGACATTATGACCTCCGAGGAGGAGGATACGAACTCATTCGACATATCAATCGAAGAGATTATGTCGGCATCAAACGTCGAGCCTGACGATGACGTTGTGTTGTCTGAGAGAGACATGTTCGATCGGTTCTCGACAGGCGATCCGGAACGTCTGTATCAGTCCATGAGGCAGAACCCTGGCCGGGCATACTCCGACGAGCAGGTTGACACATTCCTGGAATACTCAATCGAGAAGGGGTTCGATCCATACAAAGTCATCGACGGCATGATCTCCTCCGCGATCCCGATCGTGAAGGATTATGCGACGAGTGTATTGGACACGGCAAAGTTTGCTGCCACACCTAAAGGTCGATTCGTGCCAACAGGTGTTTCCGCCGGGCCGGGTGCGCCCGGGGGATACTGGGTCCAGGATCAGGATACTGACAACCAAAGCATCTCTGCGTCCCTCGCTGAAGGTGCGCTACGTGGTGCGAGTGAACTAGGTGTTTTGGGAGCATCCATTGGGTTTGCTCAATCATTGGACAGATACGAGAGTGAGTCCGCCGGGTATTCAAAGTTTGGCGCGAGTCGCCGGAAACGGAAAACCTGGGGGCAGTTCAGTGAGGCAGAAAAAACGACTGCCAGGAATAAATTCAGGTCACTGAATAAACTGCTAGCAGATCAGGTGAAATACCAGGAAGGCGAAGCGTCGATCCTCGGGGATGTTGTGGGATCTTTCGTTGCGTCTGGCGCAACCAGACCAAACGAGTTTGTCTCAACCGGATTCTCTGCGGGGCCAGGTGCGCCCGGGGGATACTGGAAGCAGTCACCCGGTTTCACAGAAGAAGATGTCTCAACGGCTGGCGAACTGGAGACACAAATTCTCTCCATGGTTAACCCGGCGACTGCCAATCTAGCGAGTTACCATTTCGGAGGTGAAGGCCTGGGGGCAGCTATCGCAAAAGGTGCGATGAAGAAGAGCGGATCCAGTATGATAAGATCAGCTACCAGCGAAGCAGCTGGGGCAACTGGATCTGGAACCGCGAAGGTCGGGAAAGCTCTGGAAGAAGTGGAGCAGGTCACGAATAAGGCAAAGGATCTCCCGTTCGTAGGGGATCCTGCACGTTCATTGAGTGCGTTTCGAGGCGCGGTCAATCGTGTCAGCGACATGATGTCTGGGCTATCTCGGGCGATCGCACGTAAATCGGATGAGAACGTGTTCCTGTCGATGTCGCGAGACACCTTTGTGGATCCGAAGAATCGCAAACTAGCCGAGAAGCTGGGGCATGGTGTCTTCACGGATTACCCGTGGCTATCTCCCGCACTGCGAATCCTCTCGTCACCGACAAAGGTGATGTTGGCCGGGATGTCTCGAGCAACCGGGGGTGCCCTTTCGGGTGCAGGGCTATCTGCACTCACGATGGACGAGGAAATGATTGCTCAGAACATCATCGGATCCGGGATGATCGCGTTCGGAGGTGGAGCATACGACCAGGCAGTTTGGGGCAATAAACAGAAGGTCGCCTCCGCAGCGAACAACTGGTTGCTGAAACAGACACCCGAGATCCAGCAGAAGATCAAAGACAGGGGGTTTGACGATACTCAGATCGCCCGTTGGGCTGTATTTGAGAGGTTCGCGCAGCAGATGGTTTTGGCTTCGACAGGGGAAGCTGATGTCAACTTCGTTTACACCGATTCATCGTCATTTGACACTCTCTTTGAGTACCTTCGTTCGGAAGGTTTGGCCGATAATATCAACCTGGACAACGTGACCGAGTACGCCGAGAAGATCGCGAGCAACTCTGCGGCGGATAAAATCCCCAGTCTGAAGCGTGGTGTCCAGTTTTTGAATACGCGCAACGGAGGCAAACGCCCGATCGCACTGATCAATGTCGATGAGATGACACCAACCACGATCATCCATGAGGGTATTCACGCCCTAGGAAGGTTGGACGTGCTCCAGGACTACTTCAGGCCGATCCAGGAATACATCAATCGAAAGTTTACATCGGAGGATCTGGACAAATTCTACTCAGACTACATGAGCCGTTTTGAGCAGTCCGATGAGATGCTTCTACGTGCGTATGATGAACGGCTCGCTGACAACTACCAAACAGGCACACCTGAAGCGGATCCTCAATTCTGGAAGCATGCTCGCATCAAAGACGAGATCATGTCCGATATATGGGAGTCTTTTCTGACGGACAAAGACCCATTGTATCTGACCCGGGCCGACCTCAAAACTGATGCAAACAAGGTAGCCAAACCCCTCGGGCGATTGGCCAATGTTCTGGCGACCTTCATGGGGTATACTGGAAACCCTAAAGTCCTGAGTCAGACTTTCAGGGATCGTTCCGGTAAAGCTGTTGACTACGGCGACAACCAGCTGACCGCAGAGATCAACAACCTTATCAAGTTTCAGCAGCGTTTGAAGCTGGACGATGACGGCAAATTAATTCGCGGGGAGGTGTCGGAGTCTGACAGTGGAACGATCACAGACACATCGAGCCTGGATGCGAAGTCGGTCCCCAAAAACCTGCTCATCGCGAAGCTTGATGAGGATGGCAACTACCAGTTCGATGCCCGTGGCAAACTCGTCATCGAGAAGAACCAGAAGGAACTGAGGAAAAAGGAGCGGTTAAGGAAAAATTTCCTTCGCACCGTTTTTCAGGATCAGGACTATCGTCCGGAAGCTGGATGGGGCAACAAGGTTCCCATGAACTGGGATCCAGAGACTGAAGTTATATCAGGAGACTACATCCCTGATGCTGCTCTGGCGAAAATCCGAAACGCACCCCGATGGTTGTTTCCGCCATCTCTGATCGAAACGATGGAGCGGGTGAACGAGAGCATTCGCAGGGGGGAACCGATAGTGATCGACTACAACGCTCGCCTGGTCCCAAAAGGAAAGACTGGTGCGGAGTATTCATCGAAGATCGGATCCAGTCTGCGAACCTCGATACCGTTCGGTCTCTACATTTCAAAAGCAGGAAACCTGCTCTACAACACTGTCGATCTGGGGCATCTCTCTGAGAAATATGTGCGAATCATGCAGGATCCGCAGAGGCGAAAAGCTATCACGAACCTCTGGTCACAGGAAGCAGATCCACAGGCGACCCGGGCAGCGTTTGATCGTGACCTGGTTCAATACCTCAACAACATGGCGAACCCGGATTCATCCGAGGGAGTTCTGAAGGGGTTGGGTGACCCAGCTATCGCCAGGAAGAAAGCCAACGTACTTTCGGCCTTCCTGGGATTTAAAAAGAAAGACATACAGTTTCGAAACAACGCACAACGTCAGCGCATACTGCTCGAGCACCTGAATCCAGATCGCGCGGACAATCTGATTCGTGGTCGTCGTCTCGATGCGATCAATGACGTTTCCCCAGCTCAGTTGGAGCGGATGCCGCTGAACAGGAATGCGTATCGGCGGATCCAGGAGAACTTTGAACCTGGTGAAATTGGAGGATTCAATGTTCGCAATGAGGATGGCGTTCCGTTTGCTGACTTAATAGCCAACGGAGAAAAGACTATCGAGACTCGCACAAATACTCGGTTGGATTCTCAAGTAGGCAGACGCTTAAAAATAATTCGTACAACAGGAGTAGGATCGGATGCTCGAGTTGTAGGGGAAGTCACTATCGGTCCCCGAAAGTTTTATGCAACAAAAGAGGAGTTCGATGCCGATGTCGATAAGCACTTCGTCACTGACGACTCAAAGTTTGCGTTTCCAGAGACCGGAAAATACGGGTATGAAATGATCGACCCTGTGAAGTATCAGGAACCATATCCATTAACAGTCAACAAAGGCATCACAACAACCAGAGTTGTCCCCGGTCCCAGGTATGAACCTGGAGGGATGGGTGCGTTAGACACTGGAGAGGGGGCAGTGATCAAGAGGGTTCAGCCTCCATCCATGAGCAATCTGGTAACGCTCGACAAGATTCGAGAGTACATAAGCTCAAGCAAAGTCGGCAACGTGAAAGAAAATGTCGCCTTTCCTGAAGGCGTTGACGTGGGTTTGCGATTGGACATTCCTGCGTATGAAAGAAGCATCAAGTCTGGAGACCCGGTTTTTCCTGTGTCTGTGCATGAGAAGTGGGCTGGAAAGGAGGCTGGGAGAGCTGGCAAAATTATTGGATATACGAATATAGCGACTGTTGAATCGCCTGTGTTCACAATCAATGAGGTTGCTGCCGAGAAAATTTCAAAGGGTGCTCCAAAGTCAACGATTGCCACTGTAGAAGGCAAATACGTTCATACGACCAATATCCCCTCTGACATATCAGCGTGGACGCAGGTCGCTATGAATCCCAGGAGACACAGTTATTTCTATGACAGAGCTACGGGTTCTCCTGTTGTGGGAGGCGATAAGGCGATCGTTTATGGTAATACGGTTTTCGTGCAGAACCCAGTTTTCTCAAGCGAGGATCGTTTTCTTTTTGAACCTGGACAATCCTCTGATCTGGACTCACTGGTTATCAGTGAATCCTCCGTCCGCAAAATGGACGTTGGGGATAAAGCGAAAAAACAAGTTGGCCTCTCCATAGCGGATTACCCAAAAAATCCTGTCAAGGACTCCGTTGCTCTACCAGCTCGACTGGGTGTCGTTAATCAGAATATTGCTGGGGTGCCCAAAAGTTATAAGGAGGTTTTGAACATTGTGAAGCAGCAGGTCGATCGCATTGCTGCTGTTCGCAAAGAAGACCCCGAATTCGCAAAGCGAAGTGCTGGGTTCTACGAGGACATGGCTCAGGTTGGAATGAATGTCGCCGAGAGCATCCGACCAGTAGGTCGAAGCCAATACGACACTGCTGACCTCATCATCCGATTGATTGCTTTAGGGTCTCCGCGATCATCTGTCAGCAGTAATGCGTCTAAATCAGTTCGCAGCTTCATGTCGCCTTTCGGCACCCCCGCTGGATACAAGCTGGGAATGGGTACCGCTCAGAGGGGCGCACAGAAAACGGCAAACGACTGGCATAACGGGAAGCACTTTGATGTGTTGTCAGAAGATGCAGTTGGTGCGGATGATAAAGTTCGCAACTTTTATTTGAATGCCATGGCAGACCTCATTGATATGGCTCGGGCCGATGGCGATCAGACAGAGGTCAAACGTCTGACGAAACGTGTCGCTCAGACGTTGGGACTGCATAAATCCGGGGAGATGACTCAGGAGATAGCTGAGAAAACCCAGACATTTCTCGATGGACTCGCTACCGTGGACATGTGGGATATGGCATCCAAAGGCTATGCTCACCCGGCATACATAATCAAGCGAGGCAGAAAGTCTGGAAGCGACAAACCGTTCCAGTGGTCGGTTCCTGAGCAACGTGAGAGACGGCGCATCGACGATCCTCTTTTCGAAAAAGCCCTGAAAGAGTCTCCTATCATGGTGACAACGGACAAAGGCACACAGAAAACCCGCCCGGCGACTAGTATCATGGAGTTGGACTACCAGTATGCTCGCGCATTTCAGATCGATGGAAAAAGAGACTGGAACAAATTGTCATGGGAGGATCGCAAAGCTGAAGGGTTTGATCCTGATACTGAGTGGTCGTATTATAAGCGACCTGACGAGGGGGGGCTTTCCCCGGGTGGATCCGGACCCGTTTACGATGCCCAGCAAACGATCGACGGATTGATTGCCGATGAAATGAATTTGCAGGGTCTGGCTGGCTTTTATGGCAAAGAAAAGCTGAAGGCTAGGAACGCTCAAGAAATTTTGTGGGCAGTTGAAAAGCGTGACAACCCGCTGTTGTCGAATCGAAATTTGGAACTGTTTGGTGACAGACTCAACACGTTTACCGAAACCCTCAAAAAGATGTTTGCAGGGGAAGACTGGGCAACAAACATGGACGAGAAATCTGCCCGTGCAATTGAACTGATCAACGACACATTTAATTCAGTTGCAGATCAGACAATACCGATTGAGGTAACGTCAATGGGAACGAGCGTAGAGGCGAAAGCGATTCAGTCGCTCGAGGCAGACCTGGGTGTTGAGGCGATGACAGAAGCTGTTGCGGACGGGTTAGCCGAAGAGCTTCAAGCCGCGATCGACGTGGCTGGGGGTAACGCACTCATTAACGTGGTCAGGACTGGACAGGGTGGTTACTCAGAAGGGGGGTCAGCAAATGTTGCACCAAACATCGTCATCGGACTGAGAGGCGATCCATCGCAAACAAAAACGATTATGAACGCTCTGTCCCTAGCCTGGGATCAGGATGGCGGTAACATCATACGCCCGGCAACACTCGAAGAAAGAGCTGCTGGAACGGGTATGAATACTGCCATTCAGTTCGACACACGCAAACTGGACGCAGCTCAGAAGAAGGCTTTTTATGAAGATCTGGCAGCATTAAAAGACGCCGAAGGGAACACGTTTCTGACGGGGTTCACTGAAACTCCCGAAGGAATGTTCATCGGCGATCAGTTCTATGATGGGAACATGCGGGAAGCTATCCTCGAAAACCGTGACACCATTCTGTCCATCAGTGACAAATATGATGTCCCTCAATACGACATCACAGATATTGTGATTGAGACATTTGATCGCCCTGTTGATGAAGCAGGTCGCAATGCTGTATTCGAGACAAACGAGACTCTCGCTCGAGCAGTGTTTGCTTTAGGGAAGTCCAGAATTGATGCTGCCAGGGAAAAGGCATCAAAGAGGTCTCCAGGCAAAGTGGACGAGAGGCTGGATGTTGTTGGAAGGTCCAGACGAATAGCATCCGAGACTGAAGGGCCAATGCTGAAATCGCGCAGAGACGCCCTCCTGGTGCGCCTGTCTGAACCCATCGATGTCATGGCGTTGGACGGTTTGCTGGAAGACAAAGAGGCCAAAGCAATAAAGAGCGACCTCAAGAAACTGGTGTCGGCGATTCCTTTGGCGAAGAAGGCAAAGAAAAAACCATTGAAAAAGCCCAAAAAGAAAGTAGCTTCGAAAGGAGATAATAAAAGAGGTAGTCAATGAGTGAAGATAAACCAGCATTCCGAGAGATTTCCATGGAAGAGTTCAAAAAGCTTTCCCAGGCCGAGCAAACAGCATACCTGAACGAACAAGCCAAAGCGGACGGTCGCTACTATGGAAAACATATCTTTAATAACCAGCATGAAGCACTGGGGATTTTTGGTGCCATCTCAGGCGCGATGGCAAAGGACGAGGAAGATTGAGGTTCATCGGTAAAAAGATACTTTGCCCAGCAGCAACTCAAGCACCCATCCGGGTGCTTTTTTTGTTGAATCCCAGTTCTGACTGTGTAAGCATTCTCCCGTAATAAGTGTCCAGCCTATTACTTTTCTAGAGCGTCTACCGTGGTTTTGCAGGACCCCAGACGCTCTATTTTTTTTGCCCCGCTCAAACCAGTCATAATCATACTGATGCATTATCACGCGTTTCCACCAAACCCCGCTGGAGTTGACTATTCTATAGTTTCATACTAATATATTATCTCAGTGAGAGGCAGAAAACCTTTATGTGACTACGGATCAGGAGGTTTGGGGTTCGACTCCCTACGGGTGTACCATTACTAATACACTATCTGCTTCTCGCTGAGTAAGAAAGACTTAGTCATGAAGCTTGAGTGTAAAATAAATCTGTTTAAGCGCGGAAAAACCTATTTCGCGAAAACCACCGTTTTGGGTACAGTCCAGACGGTCTCAACGGGGGTGCGCTGCAAAAAAGCGGCAAAAAAGATTGCCGAGCAGAAATTGACCCTCCTCCTCCAGCAGTCAGACTCCGTCTGGCGCGTTCGCTACCTGGTCGATGAGTTCTCCAAAAACGCCTTCCACATCCGCCGGGCGACCATCAGCGGGGTGCGCGGGTTCGTCGCCATGTTCCTGAAAACACTGGACCTATCGTGGGATCACCCCGTAGAGGAGGTGTTCACAAAGGATAACGCAAACGCATTCTTCCGTTTACGTCTCGATGGTGCGGCGCACTCGGCGAGAACCACGGCATCGATCACGGCAAACACAATCCTTCGATCAGTCAAACAGCTGTTCAGCGACCGGATGGTGGACACGTATTCCAGGTCACTGCCCGAGTGCGTAGACGGTTTCAAAGCAGTCAAGCCACTGCCAGTCAGGCAGAAACAATACACCGTCTCCGATAAAAAGGACAAAATGCTCAAGGTCATCCAACGGTGCGAGGCACTCAAAGAGTCGGATCCAGGCGCATACCTGGCTTATTGGCTCATGCTGCACTGCGGTCTGCGGCGCGGAGAAGCCGCAGCTGCTCGCTGGTCATGGATCACTCCTCACGGTCTCATGGTTCAGGAGGAGGAGGATTTCAGCACCAAAAGTGGCAGGTCGCGCCTCATCCCCCTTTCCAAAGACCAGATCGACCACCTCAAGTCGTTTGAGGAGGAGCGAGTCCACATACTGCCCGGCCCCATGACGGCACGTCAGAGAGACCATTCTGACGTTGTCGCCAAAATCATTCGGGCAGCTGGTTTCAGCGGATCCAAATCTGTCCATGAACTTCGTAAATATTTTGGCGCAAACGTAGCGACCCAGCTGGGGTTGTTTGCTGCCCAAAAGTATCTGGGTCATCACTCCCCGGAGATCACCTCACGATACTACGCTGACTTGATCGATCAAAAACCCGTGGAAATTAAAATCCTGGCTTGACAGGATCAGGTGCCTGGCCCGATGGGTGGGTCAGGCACCTCATGAAACTACAGTTTAACCACTCAACCATCACAACCGTCTGGCTCGAGGTGTGGGAAACACCTGCGCTCACCAGGCGATCCAAAACAAACCCCATGTTCAACACGCACCCACTCTCCGGTGCGATGCGAAACCGCCAGGCCTCCTTCCTGGCCGAACTACTCATGAACATTGCTATAGGAAACGGCGCACAGTTTGGCGCAATCTCGACTGTGGACGTGCCTCCGGATATTGAAGTCAAATGGTCTGCCAAAGCTCACAAGCTGATTGCATCCCCCAAAGAACTCAAACCCGGCTACAAATTCGTTCTGGCTACCGGGTTCCCGGAAATCGAGATCCTGGGCTGGGCTCACGCAGAGGAGATCACCCGGCCCATGCCAAATCACCCCAGAAACGCCCGATACATTGGCCGGGACAAACTGCATGCGATCGAATCGTTGATAAAAAAATATGCGATCAAATAAGGGGTTGGACGGTTTTTGTCCTACGGTTGCTGTTCACATGAACAGTATGAAGGTTCACCCGTCACTCATCGCTACTCTGCGCCGAATTGCTCGAGAAGAGCAGTCAACTCCGCAGCGTATTCTGAGTCGGGTGATTGAGCAATCTGACGCTTTGCTTCCGCCAGAATCAACAGCTCCAGAACCTGGGTGCGGGATCTGCGAGATTTCTTTGCCAGGCGCGAAAGAGCCTCCTTCGCACTGGTATCAATCCAGGCATTGAAATTGGCTTTGTTTTTTGCTCTAACAGGTAAACTCACGCTCAGACCATACATCATCGAACGAAAAGAAAAAGATAGAAAAATAATTTTAATTTTCTATTGACCTAGGCGCACAATAGGCGCATATTGGGCGCATGGAAAACACGGAAGCCAGAGAGGCAATACTCAACAACGTAGCGGCAGAGGCCGTTCATGCCTATGAGTTCAATTGCTCATGGGGTCAGACTAAGCAGTCAATCGTCGAAGGACTCATAAACAACGGAATCTCGGTCAACAAGCCACTCGTTCTGCATGTCCTCAACCTGGCCAAAGTAAAATGGCAATCATTATCACAAAAGACTCGGGCTGAAATTTGCGCTTAATAGGCGCATATTATGCATCTATGAAAATCAAAAACATTCAAATCCCCTCCGTTCTTCACCAGCAGATCAAACTGCTGGCGGTTCAGAAGGGCGTCACCATTCGGGACTGGGTCGCTGACACGCTCCAGTCCGCCATCAACAGAAAACGTAAATGAGCACTCTCATCGCATTAACCCTAATCACGCTCCTCTTCGTGTGCGCCATCAGCGGATTCGTTGGGGATGAAAAACACTGGTAAAAATGACTACAGAAACAGCACCCACCCAGCCAGGCACCAGCGATCTCTTTTGCGCGATCGCGAAAGCGCAGCTGAAAATCTCAGCGGTAACCAAAGAGGGCAAAAACCCTCATTTCCGCAGCAACTACGTCACGCTGGATTCCATATTGAACGGTCCCGTCAAAGTGTTCTCCGAACACGGGATCGCCATCATTCAGATGCCCAGCATCGTGGACGGCAAAATAAACATTCGCACCGTCCTGGCTCACGCTGGGGGAGCAAACATACAGAGCGACCTCTCCATGGTATGCGATGTGTCAAACCCGCACAAAGTGGGATCCACTATCACGTATTTGAGACGCTTCTCGTTAGCGTCCATCCTCGGGATCGCCGGGGAGAACGACGATGACGGTAACGCCGCCGCCGGGGTGCAGTCCAAACCAACTGCCACCACAAATAGACGCCCCGTCACTACGGCTCGCGTGGTGCCAGGCAATAAACCCAAATTCAACCTGGACCTATGAGCGACGAACGCAAACATCACCCATTTGGTTGCTCCAAATGGCCCGACCTGTTGAGGTGCGCCGACTACAAAGCGGTTGAAGGGGAATCCTCGCAAGCCGCACAACGTGGGACCCGGATCCATAAATACTGGGAACTCCTCGGAACCGATCAGAAGCTTCCGCAGAACTTTGACCCAGAGGAACTGAGTCACGCCGCATGGGCGGTAGAGGTCGTCGACGAACTGGCCCAGGGGGCGACAGTGGAGTGGGAGCTGGAGCTTCACTCTGAGTCCCCAGAATATTTCGGACACGCCGACTGCGTGTGGCAGTCAGATGGCACCACTCTCCACGTAGCCGATGGCAAATCAGGTCAGGGAAACCCTGAGCAATATATCCAGTTAGTTGGATACGCCAACGCCATCCTCCAGGATAGACCAGAGATCGAGCACGTAGAACTACATTTCATCTACTGGGACACCCGTCAAACCAGTAGCTTCAACTTCACCAAAGCATCCATCCTGAGCACGGTCGAGAAATTCCTTGACCACGTTGGAAGCGGCAAACGTGGGCTCGGAGTTCAGTGTCATCGCTGCCAGCTGTACGAGGGTTGCAGTGAGGTTAAAGGTGCCCTCTTCCGGGCCTGGCAGACGGACTGGGAGTCAGTCTGGTCTGATCCGAAAAAAGTCGCTGATCTGAAAGACGATCTCGATTTCCTTAACAGCATGCGCGAGCGAGCAACTGCTCGCATCAAGGAGTGGGTCGATGGCGGGACAGATGTCCCCGGCTACAAAGTTTTCACTCGATCCGGATCCTCAAAAGTGGACGGGGTGGGGGCGTGGCAGTCACTCAAAGACACGCTGAATGCCGAGGAGTTCCTCGGATGCTGCTCAGTTAACCTCAAAAAACTTCAATCCCTTTACCAGCTGCGAACCGGGCGCGAGCTGGACGGCGAATATATCAAACCCGGCAAACCCATAACAATGCTCAGAAAGACCAAATAGACTATGGCTATAGCACCAGGCTCGAAACCTCGAGCGACATACACACGCATCGCTTACGCGAAGATGTTCGCAAACAACAGTGACAACCCAGCTGCTCCATCGCTGGGCAACAGTAAGGTTGAGATCCTAGAGGATCTCCAAAAGGGGGACATTGTCTCTTTTAGTGGCTGGGTGAACCAGGATCAACAAACGGGGGATAAAACCCTGTCGATCATGATTCAGCGGCGCGACGATGCCCCGGAGGCAGTCGCACAACCTGCGCCTGTCGCGGTGACAGAAGACGACATCCCGTTCTCATGACTATTAACTCAAAGCAGAAGGGGGCCCGGGGTGAACGCGCCTGGCGCGACAAACTCAGGGAGCACGGGTATGATGCTCATCGTTCCTGTCAATACTCTGGAAAATCCCCAGACGGAACGTCCGCTGACGTTCACTCCGAGCTGCCCTTCCACTTTGAGGTTAAACACTGCGAGCGTTGGCCCATCCAGGACTGGATCTCACAGGCTAAATCAGACGCCCAGAGATCGGGTCTGCCCTGGGTCATCGCCGCGAAACGCAACCACGCGCCCTTCACCGTGATGATGGACGCAGACACATTCTTCGCCATGTTGGCGGATCGAGCTCACTGATCGTTTTTTAATCAGATTGTCCGGTCATTGGCTTCGATCTGGGGGAGCGAGTGCTCCCCCTTTACCAAAATTTACAAATGAAAATAATTGGACTTTGCGGAAAAAAACGCTCGGGCAAATCATCCGCCGCCGAGCACCTGCAACACATTATCGGCGACCACTGCTACCGATTCTCGTTTGCCGACCAGATCAAGTCCGAGGTCGGGAAGATATTTGGAAAATACCGAGAGGACCGCAAAGAGACTCTGCGCCCGGTATACCAGAGTGTGGGGGAGGCAGCAAAACAGCTGTTCGGCACAACGGTCTGGGTAGACAAACTCGCCGACAAACTCAGTCGCCTCGAGGATCCGAACGCAGTTGTTGTCATCGATGATGTGCGATTTCCGATCGAGTCCGAGTGGGTTCGATCGATGGGCGGAGTCGTCTGGCGGATCCGCCGCCCGGCTACGGACTGCATTGAGGACTCGCATGTATCGGAGACCAGCGTCGATTTAATCACCCCAGACGAAATTGTGTTCAACGATTCAACACCATTAAATTTCTATGACCGCATCACTAAGCTATACAACTGTCATTGAGCGCATGGCGCAGAGCATAGGAGCTGAATTCCAGGTAGATACTGCGTTGATCATGAGCAGATCCAGAATCGAACAAGCTGCCATGGCTCGGCAGGTTCTCATGGTCATGCTCTGCCGAAAAGGCATGAGTAATCACCAGTGTGCGCGGGAATTGAACCGCGACCACACAACTATTACTCACGCTCACAAAAGCGTTCAGAACAGGCGCGACACAGATAGGTATTTTGATGAGGTATTCCGCCGAATCGACGCCGAGTTTCGCGACATGCCCTCAATACACCAACCCAAAGCATGGGAGATCTCGTCGATTGGAGACCTGGCTCAACCCTACTATTTTTAGCCGTGCGTGAACCTGAACCAATGAGGGCGGACTTCTCCGGAGACACTCACCCAAACCATGTTGTCAACGCCTCTGAGTTCCAGAGAGCGTTTCGAAAATTCTTTGCAAAGCGCGGCATGGAGATTGGCTGGCATGCCGAGAAACGTGCGGCTTCCAGGCGAAGGAACCTGCCATGCAAAGAGGAGGAGGAGGAATGAAATACATAAAACTGTATTTCGATGAATGGGCATTGTCCACCCGTATGCTGACGACTGAAGAGAAGGGGGCATGGGTGGAATTAATGCCAGCATTGTGCGCCAATGATACTCCAGGTGAACTGACCGTGAACAAGCGATCTCTAGCCCGACTGTGGGGTTTTCGGGCATCAAAAACAGCTGCCGTTTTGGAGTCTTTGAAAGCCTCAAACCTTATTACTTGTGAGCTTTCGGGAGACAACTTTGTGCTAAAAAGTGAGCATATTACGAACAAAATCGCGCACCAAAATCGTTTGGAAAAGGCAGCAAAATTTGCCGTAAGTGTCAGGGAATCAACAAAAATTCAGAAAAACCGATCAGAAAAACCTGATCGAAACGTTATCCCTAAAGACAAAAGACTAAATACTAAAAGTACTACATGTACAAAAAAGAAGGAAGCCAAAGCACTTCCGACCCTGGAGGAGGTTTTGTCATTCTGCGAAAAACGCAGAATTCCTTCATCCACTGGAGAGGCTTTTTTCAATTACTACGAAGGTCACAACCTTTGGCTCAACAAAAACAAGGAACCCATCAAATGGTGGTTCGTCATCCAGAACGAACCATGGAAGTCCAATCATGAAAACAACAACAGCACAAATCGTCGGGGATCTGTTCCAGCGATCTCCCGGAACACAGGAACAGCCAACGAGACAGACGGAAGTGAATACGCAGGCGTGGGCCGAGTGGTTCAAAATTGAGCTGGTCGATGACAACGTCGAGCGCATGGTTCGTGCAGCAGCTGAGTGGGCTATTGCCGTCAAGGCGGGAGACAAACCTCGCTGGCTATCCCTGCTGGGGAGCAGCGGAGCTGGAAAGACACACATCGCCAAACGCCTTTGGGCGTGGCTTTCAAAACGACCAGACTTCCAGGGACGGGCAAACTACCTACCGCATTTCGTTTATTGGCCCAAACTCATGGATGACATGCGAACTGATGCCAGCCTCTACAGTCGCTTCGGCGACATGCAACGCTGGCGATACCTCGTCCTCGACGATGTCCTGGCCGAACGTCAGTCCGACTGGACGCTTGAGAAGATCAACACACTGCTCGGGTGCCGTGTAGGCAAATGGACGATCCTCACCAGTAACCTGTCCATGATGGCAATCGCCAAAACAGAGAAACGCATCGCATCCCGGCTCATCCGCGACAAAGGCATCGTCGCCGACATACAGACCACAGACTACAACCTGCGAAACAGATGAACACGATCCTCCTGAATGGCATCGAGCGAGATGTGCTCACCCAACAGCGAGCAGAGGAGCTGGGGTATCGACCCATGACATACGCCTGTCACCCGGAGAACGAACTCTGGATCCTCAACCGTATCGCCAAAGACATGGACCGCGCCGGGCACATCATCGTCCTGGTTGAACAGCCCGATCCACACCAACATGATGACGAATGCGTCTGGCTCGAGATCTGGCGGCGCGTGTTCAGGAAATCACTCAGAAAGCCTCTGTGAGCATGGGATCTATTGTGAATGGTATGATGACACTACTTAACAACGCAAATGCGTCAGGCATGATTCTGAAGCGATCTAGGGGGTAATATGGAGAAAAGACCAATGAAGAGGAAGGGGGAGAAAGGTGGACTCACCCGAAAACGAATCAATGATGACCAACGCGCCATCTCAATCAAAAACAATTCAGGGCAGTCATGTGGGCTGGCAAAGGCACTCGCTCCTCACCAGGACGCAATCTCAGCTATCTGCCCTCAGTCTGCCATCGATGCCAGCATGGACGGTGTCAGATCCAATCAGACATATAACAGAGAGTCTGTCATGCCCATATTGAGAATGATCGCCATCGGTATGACTCAGGAAGACGCTGCCGCGCTTGTCCACATCACTCCGAGCACACTCAGCAAATGGAAAAGCAAACACGCTGACTTCGAGACCGCATGCGACAGGGCAAAGTCGATCAATAAAAACCTGCTGCTTAACGTGATCTACCAGGGAATGGAGAAGAGTCCGAGGCTGGCTTTGGACCTGTTGGAAAGGGTGCATCCGAAAGAATATGCTCAGACGAAGAGGGTGGATGGACAAATGAATCACACCCACGCTCACGGTCCATCTGCTTTACTACAAACACTTCACGCCGAACGATTGAAGGTGGATCAGGCACGAACATCTGATGACCAATCAGTGGTTCTGGACGCTCAAGTCGTTGATGGAGAACAGAAGCAGCTCAGTCCAGGTGGAAAAGCAGCGGAAGGGGGTGGTGGGGAGGGGTCCGTCCCCAGCGGGGCTCATGACATTTAACACCCCCCCCCTTTTTTTTTAAACCCTATATGATTTTGGAATCCGTTGTCGATTTCCGAGACTTAGGGAGGGACTTTTGGAATGAGTAAACTACCAACAGAGCCGGGTCCGTATTACTGGCGCGAGAAAGAATGAAATGCGAGAATTACACTTATTTGCCGGAGCAGGTGGGGGAATCCTCGGGGGGATGCTCCTCGGTCACACCACAGTCGCTGCCGTTGAAATCGAACCATACTGTCAAGATGTGCTCAGAGCACGCCAGCGGGACGGAATACTGCCAGAGTTCCCGATCTTTGGAGACATCAAAGAATTTGACGGACGACCGTGGCGAGGGACAGCTGACATTGTTTGCGGAGGATTTCCCTGCCAGGACATCAGCGCAGCAGGGAAGGGGGCAGGAATCACTGGTGAACGCAGTGGCTTGTGGTCGGAAATGGCGAGAGTTATTGGAGAGGTTCGGCCTAGATTTGCGTTTATTGAAAATTCCCCGTTGCTTAGGACCAGAGGACTATCAACCGTCCTCAAAGACCTGGCCTCGATGGGGTATGACGCGAGATGGGGAGTGCTGGGAGCTTGGCACGTTGGTGCGCCGCATAAAAGAGACCGAATGTGGGTATTGGCCCACACCATGCACCCGAGATTACAAGGGAACCAATGCACCGGAAGGACTAACAAGGAAAGACGGAAAGAGCAGGCTAGACCAACTCCCCAATGCGGTAGCTTATGGTGGCACACAGACCCAGCAGAAGTGGCCAACACCAACTCAATCGGAGTGGAAGGGGCGAGGGCCGAACAGCAAACAGCAGGGGTTGACAAATCAAATTGCATGCACAGGAGCACAACTGAACCCATCGTGGGTCGAGTGGCTCATGGGTTGGCCCATCGGGTGGACCGAATTAAAGCCATTGGAAACGGACAAGTTCCGCAATGTGCAGCAATGGCATTCCGCATTCTTTCAGAGGGATTGATATGAAAGCCGCAATAAACCAAATATCTGGTCGATTTATATGGCCGATGACTACCGATCCCCCCCCCCCCCCCTTTTTCCCCCTCA